CTGGAAGACCGCTAATACGCAGAACTGGCCGTATTTGGAGGTCAATCCTGACGTTACCGATGGCGCCGGGGCGGTTTTGCCGCTCCCCCAACGCGCCCAGCCTCCGATGGCGTCGAGTGGTCTGTTGCAGGCCAAAATGGGGGCCGCGGATGACATCAAATCGGCTACCGGGCAGTATAACGCCAGCCTCGGGCAGACCTCCAACGAGCGCAGCGGCAAGGCGATCATCGCCCGTGAGCATCAGTCTGCGGTGGGGACGTATCATTATGTCGATAATTACGCTAGATTTGTCCGCAGCGTCACCCGGCAACTGGTTGACCTGATCCCGAAGGTCTACGACACCGAACGGGTGGCGCGGATCATGGGTGAGGACGGAAAGGCCGATGCCGCGCAGATCAATCCGGCGCAACCGATGGCAGTCAACGAGGTCACGGACGACCAGGGAGCAATTCGCAAGATCTACAACCCTGGCGTGGGCAAGTACGACGTGCGCGTTACTACAGGCCCGTCCTACGTCACCAAGCGGCAGGAGACGCAGGAGTCGATGGGCAATATCCTGCAAGGCAACCCCGAGTTGTGGAAGGTTGCCGGCGATCTGTTCGTCAAGAACATGGATTGGCCGGGGGCCGAGGAGATGGCGAAGCGGCTGCAGAAGATGATCGACCCGAAACTGCTCGGCGACGAGGACAATCCTGCCTTGCAGGCGGCGCAGCAGCAGATTCAGGCGATGGGTCAGGAACTCGACCAGTTGCACCAGATGCTCAAGAACGTCCAGCACTCCTACGAGGCCAAGAGCCTCGAAAACGACCACTTTAAGGCCGACATCCAAGCCTTCGATGCCGAAACCAAGCGTTTGGCGGCATTGTCCGGTGCTTCGGCGGCGCAGCCGGTATCGCCCGAATTGGAAGCGGTGGTGAAGCAGTACATCCGCGAGATTCTGGCTCAGCCGACGCTTGAAGAAGAGGAACCGGCGAGTTTCGAGCGCGGTGAGATGTACGGGCAGGAAATGATGCCCCAACAGCCGCCGATGCAGCCCCAGATGCCCCAACAACCGCAAGGAATGTGATTATGGAACTGCTAACGACTTTGAGTGATGTCCAATTCCCGGCTCGTTCGGTTGCGTACACTGCTACTGCCGGTAATACGGCAACGTGGCAGGCAGGACCACAGGGCGTCATGGTTTGGTCCAGTACGGATGCCTATGTGGCCGTGGGCGAGGGCGCTGTAGCCACAACTGCATCTATCCCTCTCCCTGCCAACGTACCAGTGCCTTTGAAGGTGCCTGCGGGCAGTGGAAATGAGTGGCGCGTGAGTGCAATCCAGATCACGACTGGCGGTACTGTCTACACGAAGCCGATGAATATCTAACATGGGTAACAAGTTCTTTGGTATTCCGCTTCGATCGGGTATTTCGGTCGGACTCAGCGCTGGTATTGGAAAAGCTGGCGTTGTAGGTCCGCCGCCGCCGCTTGTTACATCATTCTACGCACCACTGCGGTCCACGCTTACACCCACTACAGCACTAGGTTCTCCGACGCCGACGTTCACACGTTCCACGACTGCCTATGCTGCGGGTTATGTGGCGGGTGCAAATCCTGGAGCGCTTCAGAGCTTGCTTGCTTGTGCAATTAATGAGGCGCGATTTTCTGGAGCACGCAGAGTGTCGCCGGGCGTTTGGTCGTCCAGCTATGCGGATGCTTCGCCAATACCTGCGGCAAATTTGCTCGGCGTGCTGATGGAAAAAGCTGCCACAAACTTTGTCTTGCAGTCACAAGATTTTACGACTGCTTCTTGGGTTAAGGTTAACGTTCCCACTACAGTCAACGAAGGAATCTTTGCTGCCCCCGACGGCACTATGACTGCCACCACACTTACTGCTGGTGGAATCAATGGAACAATCAGACAGGCGCTGACTCTAGGAGTTGCAGTAGGGGTGTTTTCTGTTTACTTGAGCCGTAAATTTGGTGGCGGAAATATTCAGATCACAGTAAACGGGTCTACCTTTACCACTATTCAGCCGGGTAATATAGGTGAGTGGACACGTGTGTCCTTGGACTTTACAGGTACGACGCCTACAGTGGGCATTCGTGTAGTAACAGGCAATGACTCTGTATATGTATGGGGAGCGCAGGTTGAAAACACTCCTGGATTTGAACCGTCATCCTATATTCCGACCACAGTTGCTTCTGCTTCGCGTGGGGCAGACTCACTTGCTTACGCTGTAGCTGGAAACTTCAGTAATACCGCAGGAACCGTGGTGGCGGAAGTGCTGGTACGGGATGTGAACCCCTGCACACCTTTCGGGAACCCAGTAGGCGCAGGTAAGGTGCTGGATGTGGCGCTTGATGGTACTGTTTCAGCCAACTCAGGGTCTGGTGGTACGCCAACAGACGGAACAATTTTTACAAACGTTGAATCTGCCATTGCTTCGGCCTGGAACAGTGTAAATGGACAAGCTGCTGCGAATGCTGTTGTAGGCGCGCAAGTAGCGATGGGGGCGTATGTTCTTGGGACAAATTTCACTATTGCTAACTCCCTTCCTAGTGGCGCGAGCTTTGTTAATGTTCGTGAACTGAGCATCTACACCACGGGCATTTTTGACGCGGCGCTAGCAGCACTGGTACCGACACCTTTAGTGATATTTAATCCGATTTCTTAATGTACCGGCGCATTCACCGGGTGCCTTTGATGGGGCAATGAAATGGCAGATGAAGAGGTAGTCGTAGCGGTTGAACCCGCGCCAGCACCGGAGGTCACGGCGACCCCCGACGCTGCTGCATCGAATGAGCCGGTAGTCACGCCGGTCGAACTGCCCAAACTTTTCTCGCAAGAGGAATTGGATGCGGCGGTCGGCAAGCGGCTTGCAAGGGAACAGCGCAAGTGGGAACGGGAGCAGGCTGCGAGGGCACCAGTCGCCGCGCCGGTTGTCCCCGAGGGTGGGGAAGCGCCGGATCTGATGACGCTCGCCACCAACATTGCGAATGAACGGGAAGCGGCGAAACACCAGGCCACGATTCAGGATGCCTATCACGAGCGGGAAGAAACAGCCCGGGACAAGTACAACGACTTCGATCAAGTCGCGTACTCCCCGACACTGATGATTACCGCTACGATGGCGATGACGATCAAGGAAAGTGAGATCGGACCTGAACTCGCGTATCACCTGGGAACCAACCCCGCTGAAGCCCGTCGCATCGCCGCTCTCACTCCGCTATCCCAAGCACGGGAACTGGGCAAACTCGAAACCAAGCTGGCTTCCAATCTACCGGCGAAGAGAACCTCGTCGGCACCGGCACCCATCGCGCCCATTGCGGGCAGGGGGTCGGCGTCACCTACCTACGACACCACGGACCCGCGCTCCATCGCTTCGATGAGCACGACCGAATGGATCAACAAGGAACGTGACCGGCAGATGAAGAAGGCAGCGGGGACGCAGTCCAACCGCTAGTGGGGTACGACAACGTAATCTCCTTATTGGGGGTACGAGAATCGTATTCTACATCAAAAACTCCAATGAGGAAATTATGCCTAACAGTATTCTGACAATCGACATGATTACCCGGAAGAGTCTCGAAATCTTCGAGAACAATCTGGTCATCTCCCGCAACATCAACCGTCAGTATGACGACTCGTTCTCCGTGCAGGGCGCGAAGATCGGCGCCACGCTGCGTATCCGCTTGCCGGATCGTGCGTTGGTCACCGATGGCGCTGCTCTCCAGGTGCAGGACGACAACGAGCAGTACACAACGCTCTCGGTCACTAACCAGAAGCACGTCGGCATCAACTTCACCAGCGCCGAACTCACGCTGTCGATGGACGACTTCGCGGATCGTGTTCTCAAACCGCGGATCTCGCAGCTGGCTTCTTCCGTTGACGCGGATGTGGCGAGCGTCTACCGCAACGTGTTTCAGACGGTCGGCACCCCAGGTACGGTTCCGGCAACGTCGCTGGTGCTGCTCCAGGGCCAGCAGAAACTCAACGAGACGGCCGCACCGATGTCGCCGCGCTACGCCACGGTCAACCCGGCCGCGAACGCCGGTCTGGTCGAGGGCATGAAAGGGCTGTTCAACCCCACCGGAACCATCGCCTCGCAGTTCAAGAGCGGGATGATGGGCACCGGGGTGCTCGGATACGACGAGATCAACATGAGCCAGTCGATCCAACAGCACCTGACTGGAACGCGCACTGGCGCACATACGGTCACCACAACCGTTTCAGTCCAGGGTCAGTCCACGATCAACATTACCGGCACTGGTTCGCAAGTCATCAACGTGGGTGATGTGTTCACGATTCAGGATTGCTTCGCAGTGAACCCGCAGACGCGCCAATCGACCGGCTCCCTGCAGCAGTTCGTCTGCACAGCGACCAATGTTGCGTCAGGCGGTGCTTATACCGCTGTGGCTATTGCTCCGGCGATCTTCACGGCGACCCAAGCACTTGCGACGGTGGACTCGTTCCCGGTAGCGGCCAAGGCTGTCACGTTCATTGGTGCCGCATCGACCCAAGCCCCGCAGAACCTGATCTACCACAAGGACGCCTTCGCGTTGGCGACCGCTGACCTCATCATGCCGCAAGGTGTGGACATGGCGAGTCGGCAAGTCCACAACGGCATCTCGATGCGGATCGTGCGCCAGTACGACATCAACAACGACCGCATGCCTTGCCGCGTCGATGTGTTGTACGGGTTCGCTGCAATTCGTCCGCCCATGGCCGTCAGGCTTTGGGGCTAATCCTTTACCAGTAAATCACAGGAGCACATCATGCCTTTTGGACAAGTAGGTGGTGGGTATCAGTACGACGACGGCAATCTGAACGAAGTCACCATGACCGTTATGCCGGACCCCCCGGCAGCAAAGACTGGCGCAGGTACGCTGACCGTGGCCGAGTTGACGGGCGGTGTCGTGGTGACGAACTTCGGTTCGGCACTGGCGCTGACTACGCCGACGGGGGCGCAGATCGACGCGGCCCTGGGTAACGCCAAAGTCGGTTCCGCGTTCAGCTTCGCCATTGTCGGAACGGGGGCGTTCGCAAACACTCTGACTGGCGGAACTGGTGTTACGGTCGTGGGAGCGGCGGCAACGCCGACGACCACAATTGCGAGTGCCGCGTTCGTCTTTCGCAAGACGGGACCGGGGCTGTGGACCGCGTACCGCGTGTCGTAAGGGAGGCCGCATGCCTAATACCAAAGCAACAGGGGTCGCGTATCTCGACCCCGAGTTTCAAAGTATGCAGTTGACGGGTTTCACCGTGGGCCAGCTTCCCCCTGCCACGGTGGCGCTGTTGGGCACCCGTGGGACAGTTATCGACTCCAATGCCACGACGACCGCCGGAATCGGCGCCGTTGTGGCAGCGGGGGGTGCCAACGTTGTGCCGGTCTACTGTGACGGTGCGGCGTGGCGCATTGCGTGATTGGTCTTGTAGCAAGAACCGCTCTCTCGGGGGCGGTTCCCTTCATTTGAGGTGAGCATGACGACTGCTGCCGAACTCATCAATGGCTCACTGCGGTTGATCGGGCAACTGGCCGAAGAGGAAACACCTTCCGCGGCTACGTCGCAGGACGCGTTGACCGCATTGAACCAGATGATCGACTCGTGGAACACCGAGCAGTTGGCGGTGTTCAACACACAGGACCAGGTGTTCACTTGGCCCCAAGGTCAGAAGTCACGAACGCTTGGTCCATCTGGGGATTTCGTCGGCAACCGTCCTGTGGAGGTCAACGACTCGACTTACTTCCTCGATCCGCAGAACGGTGTTAGCTACGGCGTCAAGATCATTAATCAGCAGCAGTACAACGGGATCGCGGTCAAGACCGTGACCAGCACTTACCCGCAGGTGTTGTGGATCAATCCGGCGTTTCCGGATATCGAGATGACAATTTATCCGGTGCCGACACGGGCGTTAGAGTGGCACATCGTCAGCATCGATGAGATCAGGGGGCCGGTAAATCTCGCGTCGGACATTTTCCTGCCGCCGGGTTATGTCCGCGCCTTCCGCTTCAATCTGGCGATGGAGTTCTGCAACGAGTTCGGGGTCGAGCCGATGCCGCAGACGGCACGGATCGCGATGGTGAGCAAGCGCAACCTGAAGCGGATCAATAACCTGGGCGATGTTATGTCGATGCCCTACGCGCTCATTGCGACAAGGCAACGCTTCAATATCTACGCCGGGAACTTCTAGC